ACAAGGGCAGGGGTAAGTCAATATTTTCAGGTAAAACCGACAGCTTTGACTCTCTTGATGAAGCATGGTCACAGTGGATGGAGGCCCTGAGAAAGGGAAGGACAAAGGAATATATACCGGATATGCTTATACCAAGAAATCCGGACACAGGAGAGCCGATAAAACCTAATGATTTTGATAATTCATTTATAGCCATTGGAGACGACAGGTCAGAAAAGGGAGAAAATAAGATACAGCGGGAGCAGCCGGCAATACCACATGAAAGCTACCTCAGTACATATATAACAGCGCTTGACCAGTGCCTGCAGGGAGTCATAAGTCCAAGCACCTTAGGCATTGACGTAAAGAAGCTGGATAATGCAGAGGCGCAGAGGGAAAAGGAAAAAACAACGTTATACACACGTAATAAGGTAGTAGTGGCATTACAGAAAACACTCCCTGTGTTAGTTAATACCATGCTTAAGGCATATGATATTCTGACAAACCAGTCCATAGATGATATTAATGTAGATGTTTCATTTGGGGAATATGCGAATCTGTCATTTGAAAGTCAGGTAGAAACCGTAAGCAAGGCAAAAAGCGGCGGCATTATGAGCATAGAGGCAGCAGTGGATGAATTGTATGGAGCGTCAAAGGAAGATGAATGGAAAGCAGAGGAGGTGGCGCGAATAAAAGAGGAGCAGGGCATAGCAACGATTGAGGAGCCTTATATAAATACAACGGCGGAAGATTTTCAGGCGCAGCAGAGATATAAGCAAGAGGAAAACATATGGCAGAGTTAAATAATACATATGACATTATTAAAGCAATTAAAAGCATAGAGAAGGAGCTTATAGCTTCAATGATAGCAAATCTTGACCACCACCGGGCAGAGGAAACAAAAGAAAAACTCACATGGAGCCAGTGGCAGGTGGTACAGCTTCAGGCATTGGAGGAATACAAAAAAAGAAATGCAAAAAAATACGGCACCGTATTTGAGGATATAAATAAACAGATAGACGTGCTTATATCAATGCAGAGACAGGCAGGAAATTCACATCAGGAGGAATATATCCTAAATGCCATAAAAAATGGTGCGAAGCTGCGAAAGCCCGGCAAAAACATATCCATAGAGGGAGCCTTCTTTAAATTAAATGACAGAAAGATAAACGCACTTATAAACGCCACAGTAAATGACATGAAAAAAGGCGAAACAGCCATACTACGTATGACCAACGACCAATACAGAAAGATAATATACAATGCCCAGATATACGCTGCGAGCGGAGCCACATATAAGCAGGCGGTAGATATGGCAACAAAGGACTTTTTAAGAGCCGGCATTAACTGTATAGAATATTCCAACGGCTCAAGGCATACGTTGTCAGAATATGCAGATATGGCTATCAGGACAGCTCAAAAAAGGGCATATCTTACCGGAGAAGGGGAGATGAGAAAGGCATGGGGAGTACATACGGTAATAATGAATAAAAGGCTTGCGCCATGCCCAAAGTGTCTGCCGTTTGTAGGCAAGGTACTGATAGATGATGTATGGAGCGGAGGCTCAAGAGGAGAGGGCCCATACCCCTTAATGTCGAAAGCAATAGCCGCAGGGCTTTATCATCCAAGATGCCAGGATGTTCATACAACTTATTTTGAGGAACTGGATGAAATTTTGCAGGAGGATAAGGAGAAAAAAGAGCAGCAGTATTGTAAGAGGCAGGCAGACAGCTATGAGAGAATGGCAGAGTATTCCCTTGATGAGAGTAACAAGAGAATGTATATGACAAGAGCCGGAATATGGAAAAGCAGACTGAAAAATGAAAAGCTTGAAAAATCTGTTGTGTGTGATACAATAGATTTATCAAAAAGTGAGCAATATGCCATTAATCAATACATAAGCTTTGAGTCGTACGTAATAAATGATGTACTTAGAAATAATGGGGTATTAAGTGAACTCCAACAGGAAATGGTAGACAATCTTGATAGTGCGTTGAAAAAAATGCCATATTACAAGGGTAATTTATCAAGGTCATTATATTTTGGAGATAAATCAGCGGTAGAAGATTTTGCGAAAAAATTAAAAGTCGGAGAGAAAATTACATTTCCAGAATATGTAAGTACAACGTATTCAGAAGAATTATATAATCCTGATGGCGAAATACAAATATATATACATAACTCCAAAAAAGGAAGGAGTATTGTAGGATATAATAAAAAAGAATTTGAGGTTTTATATGAGAGAAATTCAAGCTTTAAAGTGTTAAACAAAGCACAACAGAATGGAAAATATTTTATTTTGCTTGAGGAGGTATAAGTGTGTTAACAGCAAGAGAATGGCTTTTATTGCCAAAGGATGAACAGGTAAAAAGAGGGAAAGAATTAAATTCTCATGAGTGTTTTTTATTGCGAACAGAGTTGGCTTATGTTCATTTTAGTGAGAGTGAAAAAGCTAATATGCCGGAAGAGAAGAAACAAGAATTTCTTCATCCGAAAAAATATACGGAGGCTGAGAGAAAAAAATTATTACAAAAACAAAATGCAATTTTTGAGACTATGATAAAGGAAGTGGAGGAACAAAGAAATGAAAACAATAAAAGCTAAAGTTTTAATTGTTATATTTGTTGGGTTAATATTTTTACTTTTAGCTTGCGGTAAAAACAATGAAACAGAAATAACAAATGAAACAACAGAGGAAAATGATACTAAATTGTATAAAAATTCATATAGTGATAATACCATAAAAGACAAATTTTACAATTTACAATATATTGTGCCAGCAGAATGGGATATTGTGGATAAAAGTGAGGGAATGTATTCTTACAGAGATGATATTAATGGAGTTGGGTTATATTTGATGTATATTGGGGAAGCTAATAATGCGACAGAATTACTAGAGGAAACGTGGAGAGGAATAAAGGAAGGAAGTTTAAAAGAGCGTTATGAGTGGAGTGAAGATAAGTATAATACATCATTACATAATATTCATGGTATATTTGGAGAAGGCAAAGTAAAACTTGAACAGTGGGATATTGCAGAAAATTTTTACACGTTTATTTTTGCGAGTGAAAATGAGCTTTATATGGTTTTTATGCATGTAAGTAATAATGCTTTATATGATTATATTGAAGATTTTTATAGATTTTTAAACACTATAAAAATAGAAGATGAACAAGAAACAGAAATTGAAACTACAACACAGTTGCCGCAACTCATCAATAAAGGAGAGTTTACTACTGATGGTAGAGAAGAAAGCGATACAAAACAACCAACTTCAGAGCAGCAAACAAGCAATTTAAGTGAAGGAATAGTATACCAAGATGAAAATGTAATAATTAAATATGCAGGTTTATCCATAGAAAAATATAATCGTGGTTACGTAATAAACTTTTTGATAGAAAATCTCTCAAGCAAAACATTAACAATACAATTGAGAGAGACCTCTATAAATGGATATATGGCAAGCCCAATTATGTCTATAGAAATTGCTCCTAATAAAAAAGCTATGGATGGAGCGAAAATAGTAAATGAAGAAGCTGAAAAGTTTCCTATGGATAACATAAAAAATATAGAAACAAAATTTCATATTTTTAATAGTAATGATTGGGAGGACTACTACGAAACCGAAAATATTGTGGTTTTTGACAAAGATTAACTTAAGTAAAAATATGTATAAAATCGTTGGAGATTAGTGTAAAATTGTATAATGCTAAAACTACGTTAATCCCGAAACTAATGCATGGATAGTTTGAGAGTAGTGTAAAATCGTATGATGTTAAAACTTAAACAGTTAATGGTATGTAGTTGGAGAGCTTGAGAAATAGCTCTCCTTTTTAATTCCATAGGTGGGATGGAAAAAATTGAGAAAGCCTCTTGACTTTTGCCCGACATAATATATAATAGAATTATGTCGGGCAAAAGTAAAGTGAGGTGAGAAAATGAGCCCTAGGACAGGCAGACCAACGAAAAATCCGAGACCAAATAAATTGAGTATTCGTATAAGTGATGAAGATAAGAAAATTTTGGAAGATTATTGCCAACGGGAAAATATTAACCGAACGGAGGCAATAAGCAGGGGGATTAAGAAGTTGGGTAAAAAATAAAACAACCGTAGCACCTACCACAGCACAAACGGTTGTTTACAAACCGAGGTTTCCCTCTATGAAATATTCTATCATAAAGGGAAATCTCTTTCAATAGCAATTTTGAAAGGAGATATTATTATGGACACAGGAAAGATATTTGAAAATCTAGTACATATGGCGGTACAGAATGGAATAACAGTACGGTTTGCACCATTAAAGGTAAGTTATGCACGGATAAAAGG